CCCGGTAAGCTGCGAGCTTAAGGTTGTCGACGACAGCGTCCAGCCTGCGCTAACCCGCCACTACACCATCAAAAGCACTATTGACTATTACTGAGCCGTTGGTTTCAGCAGCGTCTGGCCCTGCGGTTTATGCTCGGCCAGATACTGGTGCTGGAACAGGCACATGCGGATGGTATTGCGGTATTCGCCGTTAATAAAGAATTCATGAATCAGCTCGCCTTCTACCATAAATCCGAGCTTGCGGTAGATGTGGATCGCTTTTTCATTTTCTTTATCGACGATGAGGTAGAGCTTATACAGGTTGAGCACCATAAAGCCGTAGTCCATCGCGAGCTTAGCGGCGCGGGTGGCCAGACCTTTCCCCTGATAATCGGGAGAGATAATGATCTGAAACTCGGCGCGGCGGTGCACGTGGTTGATTTCAACCAGCTCAACCAGTCCGGCCTTTTCGCCGTCGCATTCAATGACAAAGCGGCGTTCGCTCTGATCGTGAATGTGTTTGTCGTACAGGTCGGAAAGCTCAACAAAGGCTTCATAGGGCTCTTCAAACCAGTAGCGCATAACGCTGGCGTTGTTGTCGAGCTGGTGGACAAAGCGAAGGTCTTCGCGCTCAAGCGGGCGGAGTTTGACGTGATAAGCGTCAGTCATGGGAGTACCTGTGTGTTATAGCGAAGTTTTGGTGATTGTGGCGCCCGTGCGGGCGCCATTCATTACGGGGTAATGGTGCGACCGGTGCGGCGGTCAAGGCAGCGCAGGGTGTTAGGCTCCCAGTACGCGTTGACGTTCGCGCTCTTCTGGCAGTTGTCCTGGGCGTCAAAAGCCACGTCGGCTTTATCCCACTCTTTTTCGGCGCGCTTGTTGACCTTCTGGCGTAAAGTGCGGGTGTCATTCCACTGCTCTTTTTCCATGGCGGCCTGCTGGCGGCTCTGGGCGCTGTCGCCGGATTCGATGACCAGCTTGTCCGTTTTGGCGAATGACGATGCGGTAAAGACCACCGCGCTCAGCGCCAGCAGGGCAGTCAGGCACCAGCGTTTGTTCAGTGTTGTGTTCATCACGATTTCCTTTAAGCGATTCCCTTGGATTGAGTTTACTACATCTCCTTTCGACGGCATACCCGACAAAACAGAGTAAACGACGGCCATTATTGCGTAGAATGCGTTAACGCTTGTTCAACTTACGACGCTTTGCATGTTAAAAACCACGCTGCTTTTCTTTGCTACCGCCCTGTGCGAAATCATTGGCTGCTATTTACCCTGGCTCTGGTTAAAACGCGGGGCGACGCCCTGGCTGCTGATGCCGACGGCCCTGGCGCTGGCGCTTTTTGTCTGGCTTCTGACGCTGCACCCCGAGGCCAGCGGACGGGTTTATGCCGCTTACGGTGGGGTGTACGTGTGTACTGCGCTGCTGTGGCTGCGCTTTATCGATGGCGTCAGACTCAGCCACTATGATTGGGCCGGCGCGCTGGTTGCGCTGTGCGGCATGCTGATTATTGTGGCCGGCTGGGGACGCGCATAGCCTCTTTTACCGAGTGAGCCGGGCCAGGTGATGCTGTCCCGGCCCATCTCTTCCTGCCTTCTCGCTCGCTTTCTCTGTTCACGCCGCTTTTATCCCCGATGAGATACTGTGATCTGCCGCGTCTTTTTCGATTGTTATACTTGTATGGTAGTAGGTCTGATGGTTTACTTTTACCCACTAACCGCACAGAAGTAAGGAATGAGAAATGAAGATCGTTGCCGCTGAAGTTTTCGTCACCTGTCCGGGGCGCAACTTCGTCACCCTTAAAGTCACCACTGATGACGGGATCGTCGGGTTAGGTGACGCGACGCTAAACGGTCGCGAGCTGTCCGTTGCGTCCTATCTGCGGGATCATCTCTGTCCGCAGCTGATTGGCCGCGACGCGCATCGCATCGAAGATATCTGGCAGTTTTTCTACAAGGGCGCCTACTGGCGTCGTGGTCCGGTCACGATGTCGGCGATTTCCGCTATCGATATGGCGCTCTGGGATATCAAGGCGAAAGCCGCAGGCATGCCGCTATACCAGCTGCTGGGCGGGGCTTCGCGCGAAGGCGTGATGGTCTACTGCCACACTACGGGTCACTCCATCGATGAAGTGCTGGATGACTACGCGCGCCACAAAGAGATGGGGTTTAAAGCGATTCGCGTGCAGTGCGGCGTGCCGGGGATGAAAACCACCTACGGGATGGCGAAAGGTAAAGGGCAGGCCTACGAACCGGCAACCAAAGGCCAGTGGCCGGAAGAGCAGCTGTGGTCTACCGAGAAGTATCTCGATTTTACGCCACAGCTGTTTGCCGCCGTACGCGAAAAATTTGGCTTTAACGAGCATCTGCTGCACGACATGCATCATCGCCTGACGCCGATTGAAGCGGCGCGTTTTGGTAAGAGTATTGAAGATTACCGCCTGTTCTGGATGGAGGATCCGACCCCAGCGGAGAATCAGGCGTGTTTCCGTTTAATTCGTCAGCATACCGTCACGCCGATTGCCGTCGGAGAGGTGTTCAACAGCATCTGGGATTGTAAACAGCTGATTGAAGAGCAGCTGATTGACTATATCCGCACCACCATTACCCACGCAGGCGGGATTACGGGGATGCGTCGGATCGCCGATTTTGCCTCGCTTTATCAGGTACGCACCGGTTCACACGGGCCGTCCGATCTTTCTCCGGTCTGCATGGCGGCCGCGCTGCACTTCGACCTGTGGGTGCCGAATTTTGGCGTCCAGGAATATATGGGCTATTCCGAACAGATGCTGGAAGTCTTCCCGCACAGCTGGACGTTTGATAACGGCTATATGCATCCGGGTGAAAAACCGGGGCTGGGAATTGAGTTCGATGAAAAACTGGCCGCGAAATACCCCTATGAACCGGCCTATTTGCCTGTGGCGCGTCTGGAAGACGGCACGTTGTGGAACTGGTAAAGAAGGAAGTCAAAATGAAAAGTATCGTGATTCGCCAGCCCAACGAACTGGTGATTGAAGAGCGTCCGATCCCGCAGCCTGCCGCGGGCGAAGTGCGGGTAAAAATTAAGCTGGCGGGGATATGCGGTTCCGATAGCCATATTTATCGCGGCCACAATCCGTTTGCCAAATACCCGCGCGTTATTGGTCATGAATTTTTTGGCGTTATCGACGCCATCGGAGAAGGGGTTACCGACAAAGCCATCGGCCAGCGGGTCAGCGTTGATCCGGTCATCAGCTGCGGCCATTGCTATCCTTGCTCGGTGGGCAAACCAAACGTCTGCACCTCTTTGGTGGTGCTCGGCGTGCATCGGGATGGCGGCTTTAGCGAGTACGCGGTGGTGCCGGCGAAAAATGCCTGGCAGGTTCCGGACAACGTGACGGACAGACATGCGGTGATGATTGAGCCTTTCACTATCGCGGCCAACGTTACCGGGCACGTTTCGCCAACCGACCAGGATATCGCGCTGGTCTACGGCGCCGGGCCAATGGGCCTGACGACCATTCAGGTGCTGAAGCGGGTGTATCGCGTTAAGCAGGTCATCGTGGTCGATCGCATTGATGAACGCCTGGAGATGGCCCAGCGTAACGGCGCGGATTGGGTGATTAACAACAGCGTCGTGCCTCTGACGGATACGCTGAAGGCGGAGGGGGTACTACCGACGCTGATTATCGATGCGGCCTGTCATCCCTCGATTCTACAAGAGGCGGTCACCCTGGCTTCTCCGGCGGCGAGAATTGTTTTAATGGGATTCTCGACGGAGCCTTCGCAGGTTGCACAGCAGGGTATTACCGGCAAAGAGCTCTCTATTTTCTCGTCGCGTCTTAACGCCAATAAATTCCCGGTGGTCATAAAGTGGCTGGAACAAGGCTTAATTAACCCGGAGGAGCTGATTACTCATCAATTTGCTTATCAACATGTTATCGATGCACTGGAGCTTTTTGAAAATGACAGGAAACGTTGCTGTAAGGTTTTATTAACCTTCAGCCAATAACAACAGGTGCGGACTCTGTATTCTACAATTAGAGATAATCATTATGACTACCGTAAAAAATGAGAGAACCACTTCCGATCTCATTCGTGCAGCCGTATCTGGTTGGTTAGGCACGGCACTGGAGTTTATGGATTTCCAGGTTTATAGATTACAACGATATGAATTTAAATAACTTTATCCAGTTTTGAAAATATCATGGGGCATCAGTGGGGCAAATGAGCTCAGTTTCGAGTTCAGTATTGCGATCTGTGCGTCATTACTTTCATTCATCCATTTACCGTAAACCTGAAAAAGCATCTGAGCATCAGCATGGCCCATTTGGGATGCGATAAAAGACGGGTTCGCCCCAGCGGTCAGGGACCAGCATGCATATGTATGCCTTGTCTGATAAGATTTCCGGTGCCGGATTCCAGCTCTCTTAATCGCGGTATCCCAGGTCTGTCTTATCGAGTCGACAGTGAAGTGTTCACCATGCCGTAATGTCCTGGCTGTAACGCTGGGCAGAAAAACAAAGGTGCATTTTTGCGTGTCAGTACGGCCATACTCACGCAGTTTCACTTTTACTGAATGCTCCCTTCCAAGCCTTGTTAATTCTGCCTGGCTTCTTAGCGCCTGAATCGCCGGTTCAATTAAGTGGATTACCCGGTTTGTTCCCGCCTGGGTTTTCGGCACGGTAAACTCGCCTTTGGCAAAATTCCTCCTGATCATCATCGTACCGGCTTTCAGGTCTATATCCTCCCATGACAGCCCGCAAAGCTCACCCGGGCGGATGCCTGTATAAACAGCTACTGACATCATGTTTTTCGTCTGCGTGTGCCGGCAAGCATCAATAAGCCGAAGAAACTCTTCTCTTGATAGCGGGTCCGGTTTTACTCGTTCCTCGCGAAGAGGCGATATACCTTTAAAGGGGTTTTCTTCGATATAGCCATTTTCCAGCCCAAACTGAAAAATGGCGAACAGGTTCGTCATGTAGTTGTTGACTGTTACCGCCGATCGTCCTGGTTCTTTAACCTCATACTGTGGCCGTGGTAAATGATGCCCGGTCAGGAGTTCTTTGCGGATTTCCAGCAATTTCTCTTTGTTGACTGCTGATGCCAGTATGTTGTTTCCAGCCACTGCCAGGACGTTTTTAATGATTGTCCGATAGGTATTAATGGAGGTGCCAGCAACCTCCGTTTCTTTCAGCGCCAGGAAGCGATCGGCCAGCTCTTTCAGAGTGAGATTCTGGGTAGCCTCCCCGAACTTGGAGAGATTTAATGAGTCCGGGAACTGCTCAGCGTAATTAAAATTACCGGTTTTAATTGCATAGCAGATAGATGTTCTCAGCTCTCCAGCTGTTTTTCTGTTTTTGGGGGTGTCAGGCACCCCCAGACTTTCACGCACTCTGAACCCCTTGTAGATAAACCAGATCCGCAGCGTTCCGCCATGGTTCTCCACTCCTGTTGGGTATTTCATAACGATTCCTCGTTGGCTAATGGTCAGAGTATTTAATCAGTTTTCTTTCGGTTTCGCAGAAGTCTTCCGGCTTGGTTTTGCTGGTCGTTGTCTGGCGATCCAGCGATCAATGGCCTTTATGTTGTAGAAGCAGGGGCTGTTATCAAATGGCTCCCCGTCAGCGGAAACATGCTTGTATTCGCGCCCCTCCAGAAAACTCTTCTTCCTGGCATTTTTTAAAGTGCCTTCTTTCAACCCCTTCAGTGCCATTATTTGCTCTTCCGAAACCCACTCGCCGGGGTCTGCGATGATGTAAGTTTTATTCATTGCTTGGTTCATAATCACACTCCCGGTTACGCCACCCGCTGGGCGCGCAGTTTCTTAATGTGCTCGCTCTGTTCCAGTTCGGCGCGTATCTGGTGCGCCTCTTCGCGAGAGAGCGGTTCAAAGTCATTCTGAAATCTGTCCATGCTTGCCGTGTTGATCCGACCATGGCACCAGTAGCGAATCGTCTTATCATCACTGCTATGAATCAGCACTGGCCATCCGTGGCAGTCGGCGTAAATCTGGCCGCGCTGTATCAGCTTGAACACACATCACCTCCGATGTTTTCCTCGAACTTCACTCTCTATGGTCATATCCAGCCGGCGCTCTGCCAGCTCGTTGGCCTGATCGATGAGTTCTGCGCTCATGCTGCACCACCTTGAACGCGCTTGAACTCGATAACCCAAACCCAGGGGTTGGCTTGCCAGTTTTCGGCGCCATAGATGGATTCCCACAGGCTTCTGAATGAGGACCGATACAGTTGATTCATTTCTACGTAGTGGGGCATGTCCTCGGTCCAAAATTGGAAAAACTCATCAATTGCCGCGTAATTCCTTGCGACTACTGTCTGGTCCCATACCTCGGTATGAACGCCCTCGCTTTGTGCGTCCTCTTCGCTGATAGCGTTCAGTCTCTCGACCCGTACGTCGGTGATTTCCAGCAGAATGCGGCAGGCCCAGCGCGGCATGTGAATAGATGGTCGCCAGCTGCAATGCAGTTCATCATCTGCATCGTAAAACTCTGGCGCTGGCACTCCATCAGCCTTGTAAACGCAGAATTCGGGCTTCTCAAACGGAGTGGGGTCTTTGCAATAGCTATCCATTAGGTCGTAGTCGAACAGCGGCCCCTGAAACGTCTCGCGTACCCAGATACGGTCGCCGACGGCGCCGAACGGGCATGGGTGCCAGAAGTCGCAAGCATGCTCTGCATCTTCGCTCCACGGCCATTTGCTACCGTCTTCGCGCTCACCAATTTCAGTGAACCGAGTCTGTTTCCATTTGATAGGCCGCCGGGTCTGCGTCTTCCGGCCGTCGAGCAGCGCCCGCACCATTTCCCCGTTAAAAATCATTCCATGTTCTTTCATGATTCCACTCCATACCGCCCATTCATGCGGCCAATAACACTGACAAATTTGACTAAACTGACACCCATCGGCTTTACCTTCTCGTAGTGCTTGCGAAGGATGGGGGGGCATACAGCGTTCCACTTCGGTTTGGGCTTTACGCTCATCGCTTTGGTTATCTCTTCTGCGCAGCGACGAGCCTGGGCGCGGAGAGCGTTTTCTTTTTCTTCAGGCGTCATGCTGCCTCCCGCTTCTTATTGAGGTGGGGTGCATTCGAAAGGAAAACCGCCTTTGCAAATCCCAGGGGAGTAGCGCTGCGAATGTTGGCGCGCTCGTCGCTGGGCGGGCATTCGTGAATTCGGTTGTCCGGATACCAGTCAGTCACCAATCCGGCAAAGGACGTTCCGGATATGGCTTCGATCGCCTTTTTCTTCGGCATCATGCGGCCGCAGGCTAGCTTCACGGCGTCGATAGCCGCTTCAACCATCGGGTGCATATTCTCTGCCGGCGACTTGAAACCGTTACCCGTCCAGAGGCATGTCTGCTTCGTGTAGTTGTCATCAGCGCACAGCCCAGTGAACTGGTACGGATGGAACGTGTAATCGGCCGAGCCGAAGATGCTACTGAACACGCTCACCGGGTTTTCGAATGCCCACGGGCAGCCGGCCGCCAAACCAACCATCCGGCATTGCTCAGCGACCAGCGCGGCCTTGCCCTGGAAATGCGGGTCTTTGGCGCGCTTGGACTCGAACCAGCGGGAACCGGAAACAGCAACGTCCGTGCATGGCGGGAAGCCGATGACGATGACGACGTTCTCAGAGCGGATGATCTGAGATAGCCGCGGCATCGCCTCAAGGATGGTTGCCGATATGCGCTCAACAGGACCGACGATCGAAGTTTCAGGGTGCTGCGGGTCCACCAGGACGGCGCGATAACCTGCTTCGACCCATGGCTCAGCCATTTTCCCTGTTAAATCACAGAGGCAGATAACAGTACCTTTGCTCATGCTGCCTCCAGATTCCCGATCCGCTTTAACTCAGCCAGCGATACGGTCGTGATTATGTGTCGCGGGGTGATGTACGGGCGCCAGATAAACAGGAGCGAGCCTTTTGGGTTGCTCTGGCGCTTTCCTGTAACGGATGCAGGAACAAACTGAACACGGCCACCCGTTATCAGCCTGAGTTCATCAGCTGATTGCATGGCTGAAATAAACCAGCCGGTAGAAATGTCAGCCGGTAGCAACATCACTACGGCCTGAGACTGCGCCCGGGATTGCTCAGCAGCCTTTTCTACCCACGGGCCGATATCGGAATAGGGCGGGTTACACCATATCGCGCCGCATGACGTCCATTCGCTGTTCAGCGAGTCATCCAACTCAGTGAGATAGTGAGCGCATAGCGCGTTACTCTCAGAGGCTGCAGCATCCAGCCAGAAGCCAAACTCGCGGTCGAGCGCGTTGAAAATTTCAATCGGTGTTTGCCAGTAGTCACGTTCATTTTTTGGAGTTTTCGATCCGCCGTAATCAGTCATTGCGCACCTCTTTTCGTGGCCAGCTCTTCAGCCAGCCGCTGAGCCTTTAACGGGTTTCTTACCACTTCACCAGATGGCATTAGCCAGCCACGATGAAGGACGGAGTACATGCACTTCACTTTTCCTACGGTTATGGCGTCGCGGTAATGTTTCATTCGATCTCCAGTATCATTCGCTTAGTCTCTGCCACAAGGGAGAGGAACTCATTCCTTCTCGCTCGAAGGCGGGCTATTTCTGATTGGCACTCAGCGGCTGTCAGACGGTAAACAATGAGTTGCTTTCCGTCAGGGAAATCAGAGCAGTAGCTGATGAAGTCAACCCAATCCCGGCCAGAGCAATCAAGGTGACCGATTAGTTGCCATCTGTATGCCGGATCGAAGGAGCCGCGGGTGAGGGTGGCGTAGTGAGTAGCGGCAATTACCGACTTAATCTCAATCAACCCATCCCGGCCTACGAGTCCGTCTGGACTATCCCCATACGTTTCGTGATCAAAGAAACCGCCGTTATCCACGTCGACGAAGTTCATCTCTTCGTACAGCATGCGAGCGATTGGCTCCTGTTCGTGCCCGCGCTCCATATGGTCGTTTGTGAAGCCAAACTCAGACTTGCACCCTTTAATCTGCTCAAGAGCTAACTGAAGCGCATAACGCTTGGCTGGCTCACCAAACGCCTTGCCTTCGTTAGCCATAATCAAGCCGAAGTTTGAAGCGGTAGCCTTCCCCAGGCGAAGAGCATCCCACTCTTCCCCGTTTTGCTCGACGTCATGCCAGATCATGCTGAGCACTCCTGTTCCAGTTGGCGGCGATGCTCTGGAGAAATGTCCATCCTCGCCAGAACTGCATCCAGGTTGCCATCGCGCTTGAAGGCGGCCTTGGCGTTATTCCATGCCTGCGTTTTTTCCGGAGAAAGCACAGGTTTGGTAACGCGCGCTGGGCTTAAGCGGAGACCTTCAACCGATTCCTTTCCGAACCGAACATTTTTATCGACGTAAACTGTGACTTTCACGCCGACCCAATCCTCAAGGAATGGTGATCCGGTAATGCTTTTCAGCATCTTGCTATTGGTGGCATTCAAAATCATAGGCTTAAGCTTTTCGCCAGGGCGTAACTCGCGCTCTTCAAAATAAGCGGTGTTAAAAACGTCTTTGGATTTTTTGGTTTTGTCGTTTTCTAACGTTGCCCGGGCGATCGTCAGCACGGTTGGCTCAACGATGTCGGCACTGCTCAGGTATGGAGAATCGAAAGCCTTACGGTAATGTGTTTTTGAATCTGTCATTTTGCAGCCTCTCTGATGAATCTGTTTACCAAAGGCCTGAGAGCATCCTGAATAGTGAAATGCTCGCGTCGCTCTTTGCTGCTGTCATAAATCGGTGTCCAGCCGCATCCCGTATTCACCTGGATTACCTGGTAACTACCTTTCCCATCTCTCCACTGAATTCCGTTCATCGAGAGCCACTCCTTGAAGTCGGCTAATTTCGATTTGTGGAGTAAATTTCTTCGGGCCATTAACTCTCTCCTTAAAACGGGCAGCCGGTGCGGTGATCCCAGTCGTATTCCGCCTGGGCGTAAGCTACTGCCGAAATGAGATCGTTATATGCCTCTCCGGCGGAATCGCTGCGGAGGCCTTCGTATGGGCTTTTGTCCATCGGCACAGAGAAGCGGAACAGGCCTGACGGCTCTTTCGGCAGGGCGTCGATAATTTCCTGTGCCCGATCGTCAATCCACTTTTGCTTCTCTTCGGTGAGCGTTTGCTCGGCCCACTTACGCTCTTCGATCACGTCGTATGCGCGGTATGCGTTCATAGCTCGCTCCTGAAATTTGGTTGTAAGAATCCCCGGCGCGATAAAAGCCGCCTGATAGCTCGGTTAAATTCGTGCGCTGATATGCGCGGTTAATGCGTCCCGGCTGGTACCAGATTTGGTAGCAGCTCACGCGCTTCAAAGCACTGGCGGATATGGCGCAAGTTACCCTGCGGTTCGAACCAGAAGGTGTCTTTCAGGTAGTCGCGAGAAACCTTCCAGGTGGCGCCAGTTTTAGCGTTGCGCATCATCACGGCGCGTCCGTTGTTAGGAATTGAGTTAGCCATTGAACACCCCCGTAACGTGCAGAATTTTGATAATCGCCGCAGCCCAGATAACGCCGCAGACCAGCAGGCAGTAAATCAGTGAACGAATGCCTTGTTTGCTCATGCGACACCCCAGCACTGAATGCTAACTACGAGGACTGCAACCAAAAACGGAACGACCTTTAACCAAAAATTACGCCATGCGCGTTTGTCTTGTTCGCGGATCATCTCTTCACCTTTGCCTTATCGCGGCTAACGGAGCGTTGTTACCTATTACCGGCGCCAACGTTGTTGTTTGGATGAGATGATAATGTACTAATGGTTCATCAATGTAAAGTACCAAAAGTACATTTTTGATTTGGCAATAGTTCATTTCAATGTAAGTCAATGAACTTTAAGTATATTTATTTTATGTTTTGTTTTTGGTATGGGTTGTTTGGCTGTGGAGCTGGCACTGGACGTGCTGATGCTGAGGGAAGAGTAGGTCAGTAAAAACCCGGCGCGGTGGCCGGGCTTCAGGAGTGAAGAACCTTGATGACGATACCAGAGGCAATAGAGACAATTGCCAGCACTGAACCAATTGTCCAGATTATTTGAGAGACTTTGGCTTCTGCGATTTTTTTATCAACAGCGTCAGAAGATGGTTTTTTTGCTAATGATTCTTTTATGCCATCAAGGCGCTCAAGGATTACAGCCGTGTTTTTATCAACTACTGCAACAGTGTTCTTCAATTCAGTAACATCAGATTCAATGTGAGACACTTTGGCCTCAAGAACCGCTAGACGCTGCTCCATATCACCACCTCCCCCATTGCCGTCACTATGCTTTAAAGTATGCACATTGAACTCTTCATTGGCAACAGGTTGTACTCTGCGAAGATAAGCGGAATTCGACATATCAAATTTTCCATTCTTTTGATAAATAGAAAAAACACTCACTGCTATGAACCATGTTGCTTTTTTCTTGCTTGTCGTCCATTACATGTAAAGATAGTGTAACCTTATAAATTCCCTCATCTTTTACAGCTACGTTCATTAGCGACATGTTCTCGATGCTAACTGATTCATTTCCGGAAGTCGTACCTGCTATTATCGGTTCAGATTGTAAGGATTGGTTGCTGCCGAAATCAACTCTTTGATCCCCAAAGAACATATCCACATCGACACGATAATTGACTTTGGTTTTAATTATTAATCCAAATGATACATCAATGCTGATTTTCCCTGACTCATCATCAGGTTTGATCCATGGTTGTGGGTAGTTAACTGAACGCGCTATCTTTCCGGGAAAAATTTGAGATACGTATAAAAATGCAATTTTTTCCATAAGTTAAATCCTCACCCATGCTTCCTGTACGTCTGCGGCATGCTGCCGATCACCTTGCCGAACACCAATACCCGATTCATCTCGTCTTTCTCAATCGGGTCCCAGGCTGCATAGCTCTTGTTGTCTGAGATAACCAGCAGCTTGTCCTTCATCTTCTGCAGGCGCTTGACGTGAGCAGTGTCGTCGTACAGGAAGGCGTATATCCCGTCGCCGTCAAAGCTCTTAACGCTGATGTCGACGAACAGCAGATCACCCGGCTCAATCGTGCCGGACATGCTGTCGCCCCGGACGTTGATAATCCGGATGTTCTCAGCCTTACGCCCATCGAACATGTGCCGAGCTTCCGCTGGCGCATATTCAACCGAGTGGAGGATCTCCACGAACTCCTGATTGATAACCCCAGGCCCAGCGCTAACCGTTATATCCAACAGGTCAATACGAAAGACATCTTTCAGGATTGGGGTTGCCTCTGTATCGATTCCGTCCTCATCGACATCACCGAGCAGATACGACGCTGACGTACCAATGTGAGACGCCAGAGCTTTCAGCGTTCCGCGTCTTGGAATCGACTCTCCATTAAACCATTTGCTTACGGCCTTAGGGGTCAACTTCATCCTCTTGGCGATCTCAGCCTGTCGACCATGTGGTATCAATCCAGCTTTATCGCAGGCCAGCGCTAGCCTCTGAGAGAATTCTTTTCGCGCTCTTTCTTCATGAACCATATGTTCAATCATAACATCACTTGCGTGAACTATCAGTTCCGACTTAATATGTACTTACAGTTCATTATCGAGGGTTAAACATGGCACCGAATAGTCTTGGCGAAATCATCAAAAAGATTCGGGTTCCTGTCGTAGCTGAAGCCTGTGGTTGCTCGCCGCGCGCAATTTACAAATGGATTGCTAACGGAAGCCTGCCGAGGACGGATTACACCGACGAAACCAACTACGCAGAAAAGATCGCTCTCGCTTCTGGCGGCCAGTTTACCGCTGCTCAGATCCGGGAAGTCAGCAAGCCTAAAGCCGCCTAACCAGCGGCCTTTCAATCAACACCAGAGGAAGTATCACAAATGGAGAGTTCAACGGCACGCAACAAAGTGGAGGCGCGCAGGATAGAAAGCTGGTTACACAGCCAGATAGCTGAACTGGGAACCACGAATATCGCCAAAGTGGCCGGAGTGAATAAGTCGACGGTGAGTCGATGGCGGGAAAGTCTGCTGCCGAACATGTCGCTGCTGCTGGCCATCCTGATTTCTAACAGGCCGGGAGAGAAAGGTGATTTTGAAGCATGAGTGGGAACAGAAAGGCGAAAGCCGCAGTGCGGGAACACTAACGGCTTTCAGGTGCAAAAACGAAGAGGTAATTGCGAGGTAATTATGCCTGGTAAATCTGTAAGAGTAAACAATCCGGAGGTAGCACGTGAGCATGTCACTTATGGCGAAAGCAATGGGGGTCAAAGTGGGAAACTCACTGCGTAAGCTCGTTCTTATCAAGCTGGCCGACAACGCCAATGACAAGGGCGAATGCTGGCCTTCGTATCAACACATCGCCGATCAGTGCGAATGCAGCAAATCCGCTGTTCGCAACCATATTGATGCGCTTGAGGATATGGGGCTGCTCAAGCGTGAAAATCGCGTAGGGGTCAACAACGGGAAAGGTAATACATCCAACGTGTATTATCTGAACCTTGATGCTACCCCTATGCCATCAAAAAGCACAGGGGTATGCCATGAAATAGCACCCCCTATGCCATCTGATGGCACACCCCCTATGCCACCAGATGGCACCAGAACCAGTCACTCTTTTGAACCAGTCACTGAACCAGACTCTCTCTCTGCGCGAGGGCAGTTTATCAGCGAGGCTGCAAAGCGACGGATCGGGATTTCACCCAACGGGGAAATACCTTTCCCTCCTGCCTTCAAGCCATCGGCAGATCACATTGCGATTGCCTCGGAGAAAGGGATCAACATTGAAACCGAGTTGCTGAATTTTCGTGATTATCACCAGGCCCGCGGCACAAAGCTGATCGACTGGAACTCGGCATTCCGGGTGTGGCTCAGGAACGCGAGAGTTAATCCGCTTTCCGGGCGCCAGAGAAGCGAACCTGATTCCCCACACTGGAACAGCCCTGAAGGCTGGAAGGACTTCATATGACCGCTCAGCTTATGACCGCGATCAGCAATCGCGATGGTGATGCGCTGGCCAGAATGGCCGCAGGTAGCACGGAGCCGCAGAGGCTTCTCGATTTCGAAGCTGAAAGGCTGGTTGACTCCCTGTTCCGTCAGCTGAAGCAGATCTTCCCGGCGTCAACACAGACCAATCTGCGCACCGACGCCGAAGAGAAGACAGCGAAGCGCCAGTGGATTGCCGCTTTTGCCGAAAACGGGATCCGCACCCGTGAGCAGCTATCCGCAGGAGTGCGACATGCGAGAGCCAGCGAATCGCCGTTCTGGCCATCGCCGGGCCAGTTCATCAAGTGGTGCAAGGACAGCGGCACCGTGCTGGGAGTGACTCTTGTCGACGTGATGAACGAGTTCCACCGCTACAGCCGTGAAAAAGGGCTGCACACCGGCGGCGCTGAGCGCTTCCCGTGGTCTCACCCTGTCATGTACTGGGTTGTTACCGATACCCGGCGAGCAATGTACCAGCGCCAGCTCAGCGAGGCAGAAACCGAGAAATATGCCGCTAAAAAGCTGGAAGACTGGGCGCTGAAAGTCGCCGCCGGAGAACAAATACCGTCGCCGGTACTGGCTCTGGAGAACAACCAGGAAGCCATTCCGACAAACCATGTCAGCCGGCAGCAGGGGTTTCACCCTGAAGGCAAAAGCTTCGGATGCATGCCAAATGCGGCATCGCTCGGTGCGTTAACTCCGGCTCAGTGGCTGTGGGATGAATACCTGCGCGGGAAAGAGAGAGGGCTTATCTGATGAAAAAGAACTCTGGCAAACAAGCCGTTATTAACTTCATCGGCCAGCATCCTGGCTGCAGCTTTCAGGATATCCGCCGCGGTACCGGGCTTGACTCTTCAGTGGTCAATTCCTCCCTGTGGCAGATGCACCGTGACGGCCAGGTTAAGCGTGAGGGTGAGTGCAGGAGCTACCGATACACCCTGATCGACACAACAACTGTCACCGAAAGCGATCCATCGGTTCAGTATCGCCAGCGTCCTGGCGGCGTAAACCCAATGACCAACCTTTTTAACCAGTGCCTGGCGGGGGTAAGAAAATGATTTTTCTCAAATTAAGCCAAAAGGTAACCGTAGAGCGGCAGGGCGAATATGGTTGGGAACCAGAAACAGTCTACGAGCCTGTGTTTGTTGCTGCAGACCACATCGCCATCATGTATTTCGCTGGTCTGACGATTCTGAAAATGACCTCCGGAGAACGCATTGACGTGAAAGAGACCCCGGAAGAAATCATCGCCATGCTCACCGAAGGAGCAGCCAAATGACAATCACACTACAGGCAGTAAACGAGCTCATCGCCTCCCTGGAGGGCGCAGGCGAGCTGTCGATCAGAGAGCAGAAGTTCCTGAAGCTGGCGAAAGCGTTTAAGCAGCTGGCTGCGGAGAATGTGGAGCTGAAGTCTTTTGGCGGCACACTCCACGAAATCAAAAGCAGCCTCGTTGGTGGCGGTCATGGGCATATGGCAAAAGCTGATATGCAGGCTCAGAGCGCGGTTATGGATGTAATTTTTGATGCATTCGACGCTATCGAAACCCCCGCCACCGATCGCATCGTAGCCGGGATTAAGGCTGATGGTATAGAGGAGTTTGCTGCTTACTGCGGCGAAGAAAATTCCGTATTCGTTGAGGCAAAGGCTTACTACCGCTCATTACCAGATGCTGCCGCTGAGTTCTGCATCATGCTGCGCGAGGGGGCCGACAAATGAGCGACTTCGATACTTCATCAAAAGTTAAGGCTCGCAAGTTACATCGTTGCTGTGAATGTTACGGTGCCATTAATCCAGGCGATACCTACGAGAAAGTTTTTGTCGTCCAGGATGGCGATGCCAGCAACTTCAAGACATGCCAGAAATGCACAGAAGCACGTGACTGGCTGCTTAACGAAACTGATTGGCCTGACGATATCGACGGCGAAGGGCATTCGTATTTCTTCACGATGCTGCGTGACCACCTCCGTGAGCAAGGCCTGGAAGGCGACCGCAAATACGCATTTCGAGCGTATCGGCTTGTCGTCCTGATGGATAAGCGCCGCATGGCCTATGCCAACGCATACAACGCGGAGACCGTGAAAATCCGCGATTCTCTTGCGCAAGGAGTCTCAGCATGACAACTGATATCACCGAACTGGCGCAGAGTTTAAAACGGCGAGCAGCATCAGCAAATGAATTTGGCGAAGGCCTGTTCTTCATAAAAGCCGATGACGTTCTGGCGCTGGTAGAGGCGCTGGAGAAGGCGCAGCAGCGCATCGACTCCCAGCGCGAATACTATGAGGGCGTTATTGCAGACGGTGGTAAGCGCATCGCCGAGCTGGAAGAAGCAGAGCAAAAACTTTGTGCCGCTAACATTACGCTTGATGCTCGGGCAGAATTGGCTGAGCGCCAGTTGGCAGAGCTGGATTCCCGCACCGTCACCGTGAAGCTACCCACAACCCGCCTTTGGGCTGGAGTTACTGAGTGCTACGAAAAATCGGATGTAATAGCCGCTTCACGCCCTGAGACATTCGACAAGCTTTTTATGGCTTCAGTAAGGGCGAGTGTCTCGCTTCGAGAGCCAGCA